TACAAGAATTGTGCGTATTCTCAGGAATGGCACAAAACCAAGTCAAGGATGCTTAACGGGCTGATAAACATGAAGGAAAACGCTCATGCCTAGCACTTCTGCCAAACAAAAACGATTCATGCAAGCCGCAGCTCATAACCCTGAGTTCGCTAAGAAAGCCGACATTCCTATTAAGGTTGCCAAAGAGTTTGTCAAGGCAGACAAAAAAGAGGAAATGGCTAAAGCCTTGGTAAAGCAATATGCCTGATTACAGAGCACTAGCCCAAGCACTAGACCCGTATGCTATGGATACAGGGGGTATCACGCCTGACACGATCAAAGCGTTACAGAGTGGATACAAGTCACCTAACCTTTTGGGGATGATTGGTGACATTGGGCGTGGTGGGCTGAGTAATCTGGAATCATTAGTAAGGGGTGGAGTGGCGCAAGTGCCTGGCACAGTAGGGGACTTAGAAACCTTGGGACGCATGGGCATAAACACATCATTTGGCGCAGGCGGGGTAAAAGTAAGCCCCAAAGCAATATTGCCAACTACCACAGACATATTGGGCATGATGCCTCAGAGGGTTACACAAGCCCGACCAGAGACCGCGGGAATGGAAGAGTTGGGAACGATAGTCGGGCCTGGTCTTGCTAAAGCTGCAATGCCTGCGGTACGAGCAGGGCAAAAAGGTTTAAATTTGTTGGGGATGGAAGTGGCTGACCGAGTAGCCACAGGGCAATCAGTATTGCCAAGCCTGCTAAAAGAGCCTCAAAGTGCCATGTTTGCGGTCAATCCTACTGAATTGCCAACTTCTATCACAAACAAAAGCGAAGTAAAAAATGTTGCCGATGATTTTGCCAATCAATTTAAACAAATGGGTTTTGACGTAACTCTTGATCATTCTGGCAGTAAGGTAGGGGCTTCAAGTTATCTTAGGGTATCAGACCCAACAACGGGTAGATTCTTAAATAAACCTATACGCATTTCTGACCATAGCAAAGGCGCAAAAGAATTAGATGCCAACATCAATGTGTTAAATCCACAAGAAGATTTTGCGAAAATCACATCCATTTTGACTGATATGAGGAAAATGGGGGCAACATTGGTTGTTAAACAAGATAAATACGCTCAAGAACTTATTGCCAATGGAGTTAAGCCTAAAACAGCTTATCAAAAAGCAAAGACTGAAATAGCAGAATAACACTAAATGCTTATGTCAGAAACTAAAGTAGTTAAAAGTAGGAAGAAAGCAGGAGGGCGCACATCAGGAACGCCCAATAAGACCACACAACAGGCAAGGGAGGCGATTGCTTTGTTCGTTGATGGTAATGCACACAGATTAGCAGAGTGGCTAGATGAGGTCGCTAATGGCATCCCTGAGGCAGATATAAAACCCAACCCTGCAAAGGCATTTGAGTTATTCCAAAGCGTAGTGGAATACCATGTGCCTAAACTTGCTAGAACAGAGATAACAGGCGCAGATGAAGGCGCAATCGAAATGGTGATTAAGTGGGAAAGCGCGAAGTAATCATTCCCTACTCTCCAAGAGAGGCGTTTATGCCCTTTCACCAAAGGACAGAGAGATGGTCTTGTCTAGTGGCACACCGAAGGGCGGGTAAGACAGTCGCAGCTATCAATGACCTGATACGCAGAGCACTAACCGAGGGTGGAGTGAGAACACAGTACGCCTATATCGCCCCGTTCAGAAGCCAAGCCAAGTCGGTAGCGTGGGATTACCTAAAGTTCTATGCCCAACCCGTGAGCAAAAGCACTAATGAGAGCGACCTGACAGTCGAACTGGTCAACGGGGCAAAGATCAGACTATTTGGCTCAGACAACGCAGATGCCATGCGTGGACTAGGATTTAACGGGGTATACCTAGACGAGTATGGAGACTTCAAACCTAGTGTGTGGGGTAATGTCATAAGACCCACTTTGTCTAGCACCTTGGGCTGGGCGGTCTTTGGGGGTACTCCAAAGGGAAAGAATCAGTTTCACGACATATATCGAGTTAGCCAAGCTACCCCCGATTGGTTTTTGTTACGCTTGCCTGCAACGCTTTCCAAGATACTGCCTGCCTCAGAATTGAAGGCAGCCAAAGACCAATTGAGTCAAGACCAATACGACCAAGAGTATGAGTGCTCATTTGAGGCAGCTATCCTCGGTGCGTTCTACGGGGTGGAGATGCGCCAACTTGACGCAGATGGCAGAATCCAAGACCTCAAGTTTGACCCAGATGCCCCAGTATTTACAGCGTGGGACTTAGGCTATCGAGATGACACAGCGATCTGGTGGTATCAAGTAGTCCGTGGTGAGATTCATGTGATGGACTACTACGCGGTCTCAGGCGCATCCATCGAGGAAATAGCCAATGTTGTGAACAGCAAAGGATACAGGTACACCAAGCACTTCTTACCCCATGACGCGCGAGCCAAAACCCTTGCATCGGGTGGCAAGTCAATCCTTGAACAACTTGCCAACCATTTGGGAGGCATAAGTAAATTAGCCATAGTGCCTGACATCGGTGTGCAAGACGGCATACAAGCGGTTAGAATGATTCTGCCCAAGTGCTACTTTGACCCTATCTGCGAGGAAGGAATTGAAGCATTAAGGCAGTATCAGAGAGAGTATGACGAAGATAAGAAAACATTTCGGCAAACTCCAAGGCACGATTGGACGAGTCACCCGAGTGATGCTTTCCGAATGATGGCAGTCGCGTATCGACAAGACAAGTCAAACGAACCCCAACCCAAAGGGAAGACTTTACAGACGATCACGTTAGACGAATTGTGGGATTTTGAAACTACACATAAAGAGGAACGGATATGAGCCAACCAGTAGCAGAAGTAGGTGGATACAAGAACATCACAGCAACAGGGGCAGTCTCGACAGGGGCTTGCCAATTGATCGGGTTCTATGTGAACAACACCACAATCGGAACGCTAGTTCTACGAGATGGTGGCGCAAGCGGTACTGTTATGTCAGGCACGATCACCCCAGCCATCGGGTTTCACCGATTCCCTGCTAATGTGGGGGTCAGTCTCTACGCGACTATCGCGGGAACTGCATTGGATGTGACATTCTTCTACGCAGGCTGATATGCACGACAGCACATACGATGATGGTGCTTATGAGGAAGAGCAAGGCCCGTACTGGCACGACCAACTAGACAAAGCAAGCAAAGTCTTTGACAAGTGGGAAAAGCGCGGTAAGAAGGTAGTAAGACGCTACCGAGACGAGCGCGATGCCATTGAGATGCCAAGGATGAAGTTCAACATCTTGTGGTCAAACATCTCTGTGCTGTACCCCGCGCTCTACGGACGCATGGCAAAGCCAGAGGTCTCCCGTAGATACAGCGACCAAGACCCCGTAGGAAGATTAGCCTCTACGATGCTAGAGCGCGTCATTGAGTACGAGGTAACCCAATTTAGCGACTTTGACTCTGCGATGCAAGGCGTGGTGCAAGACCGCTTGTTGCCTGGTCGCGGTACAGCGTGGGTGCGCTATGAGCCAATCATTGTTGGACAAGAAGCCCCAGAAGCTGCAACTGGTATCGAGCCACAAGAAGGCATCGAGATCACCAACACAGAGGAAATCGAGCGCGTTGACTCAGCGCATAGCCCTGTGGATTATGTCTATTGGACAGACTTCTTACATTCACCCGCCCGAACATGGGATGAGGTGTGGTGGGTAAGCCGTTGGGTCTACATGACCCCAGACGAGGGTATCGAGCGTTTTGGTGATGTGTTCAAGAACGTCCCTCTGCACGACCAAAATGACGATGTAGACGCTAAAAACCCAATGACTGCGAAAGCGACCTATGGCAAGAAGGCTAAAGTCGCTGAGATATGGAACAAGCGCACAAAGAAGGTCTGTTGGGTTGCCAAGGGATACCCCCAAGCACTTGATGAGCGTGATGACCCTCTCGAATTAGAAGGGTTTTTTCCTTGTCCCAAGCCTTTATTGGCTACTACGACAAACGGGTCGATGATTCCAGTACCAGATTACTGCGAATATGAAGACCAAGCACAAGAATTAGACAACCTGACACAGCGCATTTACCTACTGGTGAAGGCTTGCAAGGCGGTCGGTGTGTTTAACGCTGAGTTCAAGGAACTTGGGCGGTTATTCACAGAGGGGGTGGACAACAAACTGTTTCCCGTGACCGCATGGGCAGCGATGTCGGAGAAAGGCGGGCTAAAAGGCGCGATAGACATGATGGATACAAGTGCCATCATCAAGACCTTACAGCAACTTTATCAATCCAGAGAGGTTGTCAAGCAATCCATCTACGAAATCTGTGGAATATCGGACATTATTCGTGGTGCAAGCAACGCAAACGAAACCCTCGGGGCGCAACAACTCAAAGCCAACTTTGGTAGCCTGAGACTGAGGGCTACTCAAGGCGATGTGGCGAGATTTGCTACTGATTTGTTCCGCATCAAGGCGCAGATCGTTTGTAAGTTCTACCCACCAGAGTTAATTGTTGAGATGTCTGGGGTGATGAACACGCCAGAAGGTCAGAATCCGCAACTGTTGCAAGCTGCGGTGCAAATGCTCTCAAACAGCACGATTCGAGACTTCCACATCCAAGTTGAGGCAGACACATTAGCGCAGATTGACGAGCAAGCCGAGAAACAGAATGCTACTGAAGCAGTCCAAGCGATTGGTCTGTTCTTACGCGATGCTTTGCCAATGGTTCAGCAAGCCCCTGAGATGCTACCAATGGCAAGTGAAATGCTATTGTTCTTGGTACGCAGATACCGCGCTGGGCGCAGTCTAGAGTCGGCTATCGAACAAGCAATGAAGTCATTACAAGCCAAGGCACAGCAAGCGATGGCACAACCGCCTCAAAATCCTGAGATGATGAAGTTACAGGCTGAACAGCAAGCCGAACAAGGGCGTATGCAAGCCCAAGCCCAGACCGAGCAGATGAAGATGCAAGCACAGGCTCAACTTGAACAAGGCAAGGCTCAGTTAGAGATGCAGATGCAACAAGCGAAAGCCCAAGCAGATATGCAGTTAGAGCAAATGAAAGAGCAATTTGCCCAACAACTTGCTAACAACGAGTTACAAGTCAAAGCCCGTGAAATGCAAGGCAAAGAGGAATACGAGCGTTGGAAAGCCGAACTCGATGCTGCGACCAAGATCATGGTGGCGAGGATTGGAAGTAACCCTGGCGTTGATCTACCCGTTATTGAGGCAGCTTCCGCCCAGATCACCAATGAACTCGGTGGGACGATCGTTCAAGCAATGGACAAGATGGCACTCATGCACGACCAGATGGCTAACCTACACGGGCAGACCATGCAAAACATTGGCGAGGCGATGCAGAAACTCAACGCGCCTAAGAAGGTTGTGAGGGGTGCTGATGGCTTAGTTATTGGGGTTGAAACAGTATGAGTTTAGTTCTTGCTGATCGGGTCAG